GTTAGGAAAAATTCCCTCTAATTTAAGATTTGTTCCGTTTACTTCTACAGGTTGTCTTCCGTATCTTGAAAATAAAATATTAGTTGAAGCACCTAACAAAGATGTAGAAAAATTTAAGTAGTCGTTGTTACTGCCAGTATCATACATTAACGGTTTTGCATCTGCTTCTATTTTTGTTTTAAGTTGAGCTGGTGTTAATCCTGGTTGTGATTCAAGATGAAGTCCTGCTACGCCACAAACTTGAGGTGCAGCAAAACTTGTACCACTATTAATACCTATTCTAAAGTTTTCATTCAATGGATATTCTGCATCTGTTTTGTTATTGATTGTGCTAGTTGCCGCAACTATATTTGTTCCAGGTGCCCAGATGTTTACTCTAGATCCTTTGCTGCTAGATGATGCTGTTCTATCTTTGTATACACCTTCGTCGTCAAAAACATTTATATCAATATTTCCAACAATAAATGCATCGTCCGAATGCGGACTAGAACCTCGATGATAATATCTACCAGTTGCCCCGTAAACAACTTCGTTATCGAAATCTATACTTCCACTTATATCACCTTTAAAATAATCATTACCTGATGCAATAAAGACATGTACACCAGCTGAAATAAGTTCCTCTACGTCTGTATCAACTGATGCTACTCTAGCAGGAAAACTTCTTGTTATAGCTGATAACGGAACTACAATTCCTGTCCCGGCCCACAGAGCAGTATTATCAGTGTAATCTACGCCCCAGGTCCAGCCTGTTCCTCTATAAGTTCCGCTTGTAGGATTTCCTGATATTTCACTAAGAAATCCCCAACTCATATTTACTATTGTAGGTCGTTTATATCCTGTAATCGGATCAACAGGTTTGTTATTATGCCATTCTTTAATAACATCAAAACAATCTGATACTGGTGTTCCTGTACCCGAATCTCCTGGTCCTTCAAGGCCTGAAATCTTCATCGAATAAATTCTAGATTCTTTACTAAACCCATATGTTTTTCCTGCAACAATACTTGCACACATGGTTCCGTGTCCGTCAAAGTCTCTATGATAACTTGCACTCTGTGTTCCTGGTAACCCAGATGCTGTATACCAATCTATATATTGATATCGATTGTTTCCTTGACTGTCTTGAAAATCAGGATGTGTTGGTTCTATTCCGCTATCTTGAACAACAACATCAACACCTCTTCCTTGCAATGCATAATCATAATTTGTTGAAGTTGAGGCAGAATTTTTATATAAGTTTTCCTGTATGATTGATCTTTTTAACCCCCAATTTACATATTGGTCATTATCAAGTGTTGTTGGTTTTGTAAAATTTGCAAACTGTGTTGATAGTTTTCCTATTTTTATATCTGTTCTCTGATCTGGTGGAATTTCAACAGCTAGTATTCTCGGATCAGATTGTAATGCAGATGCTTCTTGGTCAGTGAGCATAAAATGAGTTTGTCTAAGACTTCCTGGTCGTGCATTAGCTATGTCAACACTTCTATTAGGAATAGGTCCATCGCCGGAAGTTGCAGTAAGTTCTGCTTCAACTTCTGCTAAATTTACACCTTTATTTACAATTACAGTATATTCTTTTTCACTCATATTATACTAAATTTACCCAACTGCCGTTTTCGTAACCTTGAAATTTGTTATCAGTTGTGTTGTAAATTATATCTCCGTTTTGCGGTGCTAGAGCATTCCTTGTAGTTGTTGTAAAACTTGCCATGCGCAGTGGCGAATTTTGTAATATAATACCATCTGGTGCAGTTATTGTTAGTGTACTTGCACTATCTAGCTTTGGCAATCCTGTACCGTTAGTAACAAAGGATTTTGCATAAGCATAGTTACTAACAGTTAGATCATTTTCAACTGTTAAGTCACTGTTCATTGTAACTGCTGGTGTAATTGTTATAATACTGCTGTCATCTGTTGTTATATTTGATGCTGCTAGAGTGAAGTTACCAGTGCCGCCGCCGGCAGCATCTTCAAATGTAAATATGCCGGCACCATCAGTTGTAAGAACTTGTCCTACTGTGCCGTCTGTTATTCCTAAATCTGTTAAAGTATTAACAGTTGGATAAACTGGTTGTACCCATTGATTACTGTCATCATCCTCTACATATACATATAATTTTGCACTAGTACTGTCAAACCATATAGATCCATTAGTTGGTTCTTCGGGCACTGCATCTGACACACTTATACTTGTGTCGCCGCCGCCTGTTCCTGGCTGCGCAGCTGTAATAGTATTACCCATTCCGGTGTGACTAGTACACCAGTAATATAATGTTTCTGGAGTACTGCTAGTAATTGTAATTTGAACACTACGCTGTGTTGCACCTGCAAAACCTTGTATATATTCTGCCTTTGTAACAGGATCGTTATCTAATTTATAGATAACTTTTGTAGTGTATGAAGTTCCGGCACCAAGTTCTCCATTTAGATTATCAGCACTAAAACTTAATGGATGAATGTTTGCTGTTCCACCAATGCTATTAGGAAAATATTCATTAGTTGGTTCATCTTGATTAAAGATATAAGTATATCCTACTACTAACGATAATGTAGGTTTGTACACACCGTCAATAAAATATTTGTTGCCTGCTTCTAAACCATCAGGATCAACTCCTACAGTTACAATATATTCTACAATTCCTACTCCACTTGAAATAAGTTCTTGTGATATATTACCAGAAGTTAATACAGTGTACCCTCCGGCTAATTTGCCAGAGTATAATCTTAAAGTATTTGATTGCTTGTCAAAGAATACTTCTCCGCTATTACCGACATTTCTATCAAGAAAATCATCCGGTCTTGGAATAATCCGTATTCTGTCTACAATTGGTGCTTGATTTGCCATTATAAAACTTCCTTCACAATATATTTATGCTTATTGTGAAGGAGTGTGTTTTACTGATCGTACTGAGGTGCTAAACTTCTTTCGCCTGCACTAGGAGCTGGTCCAATCACACTCAAATCTTCTTCATCATTGTCTTCGTAAATTGCACAATCTGTTATTAGTAGTAGTCCTGCAATACTAGAAGCATTTTTTATTGCTTTTTGCACCACAGTTACAGGGTCAATAATTCCTATGTCAAACATGTTTCCGTATTCGCCTGTGGCTGCATCATAGCCAAACTCTGCATTACCTTTAGATACTTCGTTAGCAACTACATCAGGACTATCACCTGCATTGTATACAATTTGTTTTAATGGCTCTTCTAATGCTTTTAATACAACTTGTATTCCAGCATCCTGTTCTGAGTTTGCACCTTTAAGTGATTTGAGCTTACTCATAACTCTAATTAATGCAACGCCGCCTCCGGGTACAATACCATCTTTTAATGCTGCTTTAGTAGCATGAAGTGCATCGTCAATTCTATCTTCTTTTTCTCGTAGTTCAATCTTTGTAGCAGATCCTACTCTAATAATACTCACTGCTCCGGTTAAGTTAGAAATGCGTTTTTGTTGTCCTTTATCTGTAAAGACATCGTCGCCTCTTGGGGCATCAATGTAGTGTTCAATTTTGTCTTTAATATATTGAGCAATCACACCCTTGTCACCGTGTCCTCCGATAATCGTAACTTGGCTATCTGTAATTTCTACACGATTTGCTTGGCCACAATCTTCTATTTCTGCTGTTTCAACTTTTTTACCTGTTTGATCAGAAATAACTTTACCACCAGTTAGTACAGCAATATCTTCACAGTATTTGGTGCGCATTTTACCCTTCCAATCCGGTGGTTTAACAGCACAACAACTAATAGAACCATTTAATGTATTAATTACAAGTGTTGCTAATACATCTGTTTCAACTTCTTCGGCCATAATTAAGAATGGTCGTTTTGTAGCGACTAGTTTTTCTAATATAGGAAGAATGTCATTCATATTTAAAATCGGTCTGTCGCAAATAAGAATGTAAGGATTTTCTAAAACACATTTTTGTTTTGGTGCATTCACAAACTGCGGCGACAAATAACCATGTTCATATTGAAAACCATTAACTTTCACTAATTCATCTTCGTAAGACATGCCAGGCTCAACTGAAACTAATGATTGATAAGAAGGTTCATCGCCACCAAGTGCTTCTGCAATTAGTTTTCCTAGTTTTTCATCATTATTTGTAGCGATAGATGCAACTGATTCAACTGTGTCTCTATCTTCACATTTCTTTGCATCTTCATTTAAAACTTTTAATACTTCGTCAACAGCAAGATCGATTCCTCTTTTTAAATTAATACCACTAATACCAGCTGTTAGAAATTTTTGTCCTTCATTAATCATTTTTTGTGCAAGAAGTGTTGCTGTTGTTGTACCGTCGCCAATGTCATCAAAAGTTTGACTAGCAGCCATTTTAATCATTCTTACACCTGTATCTTGCAACTTGTCTTTTAGCCAAATTTCTCGTGCAACTGTTACACCATCTTTAGTAACATGAGGAGGACCAAATGTTCTTTGAATAATAACATTTCTTCCCTTAGGACCTAGTGTAACTTTAACAGCATCTGCTAGGATGTTTACACCTTCGATAATTTTTTTGCGACCTTCGTCACCGTTAGCTACTATTCTTGGTATAATTTTACCCATGTTGCGTGTCTCCTTTAAGTTTACCTAATACTTCGTGTTCCTCAAGAATAAGAAATTCTTCAGAATTTATTTTAATTTGGTGTCCAGCATATTTTGGATAAACTACAGTGTCACCGGTTTCAACCACCATCGGCATAACTTTACCATCATCATTAATCTTGCCCGGACCTACAGAAATAACCTTACCTTTAGTAGGTCTTTCTTTAGTGTCATCAGAAAGAACAAGACCGGATTTTGTTTTATTTTCGTCTTCGATTTTTTGTACGAGAATTCTATCTCGTATAGGTACAAATTCTTGCATGTTATCTTCTCCTTAGTAACGACATTTGCAAGATATTTATATACGCAGATAAAATTTATTAAAAGATTTGGTATTATTCTGGCTTAGTTGGCCAAACAGGATCCCACGGGTATCTAGTTTGGGTTGTGATATTACGGAGTGCAGTTCTGTATGTTGTCCACTCTGCTCTCTTTGCTACAGTCATTGTTGCAGATATATCAGGAAGTCCTGTATAGTCAGATTCTAAAAGTAATTGATTACGCTTTGATTTAACTGCTTCTTCTAACTCAGACTGGGTTTTTGGCATTGTGATATAATGGTCGCCAGTTCCATGATGTAATTCGCCATAATCACCATTTTGTAATTTGTTGTAAAGTTCTACAGATAGTGGTTCGCTAGAATCTGGGCTTGCATAATATTCACAAAAGTTTTCACAATCTCTAAATTGTACTTGACACCAAACTTCTTCAACACCCATAACATAACAAGCGTTTTGTACCGCTACAACATCGCTTATTGAAACATTTTTAATAGCCATTCTGACTCCTCACTTATTACATATGTATTTATACAATTTGATTCAAATCTTTATATCCTAAATTTGGTCTTTTATCGTAAATCCATTCAGGATAAAACGGCCCATCTTTATCAATATAATGAAAAAATCCTTGTATGTGATAACTATTTATACCCGCTTCAAATTTATCTCTCCAGTGTTCTATATCTACACCTCTATAGATTAAAATATCTCCCGGAGTTTGTTCAATCATTATTCCAGGATTATTTGCACTTACAAAATTACCCAATGATGTAGTTCCGTAAGAATCTTTATCAACATACATACCCCAATTATAATCAGTATCTGTGTTGTTGTAATTGAATGAAAAACAGGCTGTTGTGCTTATTTCACAACTTTCTCTATCTTTATGTCTTTCTAGTTCTTGTCCAGGGCGATATACTCTGTAGTAACTGTAAGTAGGACACAACCTTAAACCAGTATTTGCTTCCATATGGGGTAGTAAAAAATATAACATTGTTTCCATTAATGTGTCTGCATATACTGAATGAGAAAACGGAACCTGTCCATCTGCTTCCTCGGGTTCAAAACTGTTTTCTTCTTTCATTAAACAATATTTAGATACTACACTACAGATATCTTTTGGAATAATTTGTTTACAATCAACATACATATTTTGTTTAAATAGTTCTTCGTTTGTCATCTAAATGGGTATCCTAAATTCCAGGCAACTAAGCTATACCGGGTTCCTTTTGTTACAGGAGTAACTTGATGATGAATATGTGAAGGAAAAACTATCACAGAGCCCTGTGGCCTTATTTCTTTGCAAGTATGATATCTCTTATCTGCATGAGGGCCAAAATCAAATCTTAAATTGCCGCCTTTATATTCTTCTGGTCGGTTTAAACTAATTGTTACACTTAATTTTCTAACTTTTCCGATTAGATTATCGTTTGTGCTTGCTAGATTATCTTCTGTTAGAGGATTTCCAAATGTATCTACCATCGGAGTACCGTCAGATTTTAATTTGAACTTATCAGTGTCAGGATCAAACTTTCGATATGGTTTTGAACCCATATCAACATGCCATCCGTAAAATTGTCCAGGACCATATTTAGTAAATTGGAATTCTTCAGTATAATCCCAATCAAAATTCCAATTTGCATTTTTGTTTGCTTCGGCTACAAACGCCTGGACCATGTCATAAAGATAAGGATCGCTTAACCATGTAATATTAGAATCTCTTACATATGCTTTTTCGGGTTCGATTCCTTTTTTCTTTAATCCTTCCATAGTTAGATCATTGGCTGCAACATCAAATCCTTCTGATTTATGTTGCCAACCTCCAGTTGTAGCTGTAGAAACTTCTTTGCCAAATGCTTTTTCTTGTTCGTGCATTTTAGCTAATCCTGCTTCTATAATTGCATCACACACTTCAGGTTTGATAGCAGATTCAAAGTACCAATAATCGTAATCTAGTATCACTTAAACAACGCTCCGTGTACATGGCCGATAATAATTTTCATCTCACCTTTTGTAACTTTATTGATTTTAAAAGGTACAAATGCCGGAAAAATTAATATTTTACCGATATTTTTGATATTATGGTCGCTAGTATCAGTGTTTAAAAATTCAATATCACCACCTTCGTATTCTGTTTCATCTGATAAATTAACAATCCAGGTCATTTTTCTTGTTGGTGCAAGTAGATTAACATCAATATGCCAATCATAATAACAATTTTCAGTGTATTTGTACACCTGAGGGAAATCTTGATCGATTATTCCTAACAAATCAAAGTTATAAATTTGATCGTTAGCTGACTTAGTTACATCTCTAATCTTATCAAAAGGAAATCCAGTTACATCTCCTCTTAATTTTTGTCTAAAACCTTCGTGTAATTTTGTATCACCGTGAACTTTTATAGGCATCCACAGTTCATCTATTGTATTTTCTTCTATAAGTCTGCATTCTTCTTTTGTAAAAACATCACTAAAGTTTACAGAAGTTATTTGCAAACTAGGTTCAATTTTTTCTGGCATGTCTTGTTCAGATCTTTGCTCTGCTAAATCTGTAAAGCCGGCACTATTTTCAGGTCCATTCATATTTTTCCTCCTGTTGAAGTACAATTACTTATCTTAGTAGTTAACAGAGTTATATTTTTTCTGAACCGTATTTACTTTTGAGATATATTCCAAAAGTTAAATATACATGATTAGGATAGAACATGATGTTACCAGAAGATGCAACATATAGTCAAATACTATTAACTGAAGAAGAACAAGCAATTATCGAAAACGATATTCTTGGATACTATTTTCCTTGGTTTTATATTAGCAAACAAACAACTTACATATATCAGGACCATGTTCCTAAAGAAATACGCGATGGCGAATATGTCAATGGGCCTTTTTTAAGTCATTCATTATTACGCAGGACCGAAGAAGAACATATAAAACATACAGAACGACATATAAATGATTATAGTGAAGGATACTATGAATTTTTTATAGGAATCTTTCATCGTTGGATGAAAGCAAACAATAAAGAATATAAAAATATCTTTAGAGCTAATCTTAATTGTAATTGGTACAATGGTGATGATGCTGTAACAGTTCCACAC